AATAAAGCTTTTCTCTCAATATATTTCCGACTATATAGAAACCACAAGCATAGAGGACATTGCTTCTGCATTAAATCGCACAACAGAACCAATTAAAAAATATATTGAGAGTAAAGCTTTATTACAACCCAAAGGAATTCAACAAGAAAATGAAATTCTTAAATTAAAATTAAGATCCAAGTCTTTTTGGATAGAAATTACCAGACAATTTGATACTGAAACGGGCGAATTAGAATATTTTGAAAATACATGGGTTAATCTTATTAAACAATTCAGAGAAGACGTTTTGCCCGCAGAAGAACTACAAATTAAACAATTTATAACTATTGATATTCTTATTAATCGAAGCATGAAAGAAAGAAAAAGACACATAGCGGAAACTGAAAAACTTCAAAAAGCTGTTGATCAAGAATACTCAAAAGAAGAAAGTGACCGAGATATTCCAAAGCTGGCCAATCTTGAAACTCAACTAAGTTTTGCCCGAAATAGCATAGCCAGTTATACTAACGAATATACTAAATTATTAAGTGAACAACAAAAAATTAGTAAAGATCTTAAGGCCACAAGAGAACAGCGAATTAAAAGAATCGAGGATGGTAAAAGTAGCTGGGCTGGTTTAATACGAATGCTTGAAGACGAAGAGATTAGAGAAAAAGAGGGTCGTCAACTAGAAATTCTAAAGATGGCCACCGACAAATTTAAAGGTAGCTTATATGACTTACACTCATATCAAGATGGTCAGCTAGATAGGCCAATTCTTAACTCAGAATCAGTGGCTAACGACGATGCGTAGATTCTATGATAAACAATATAAAGAATGGATCAAATCTATTTTTAAAAGAGATGACCATAAATGTAAGTGGCCCCACTGTTCTCAACCTCATAAAAAATTAAATGCTCACCATATAAAAAAATGGTCGGATTATCCCGGCTTAAGATTTCATCCATCCAACGGAATAACACTTTGCAAATATCATCATGATTTAATTAAAAATAATGAAGAAAACTACGAGCTATTCTTTTTAAAACTATTATTAAATAATGACATCAACAAATAACCCCTATCTGTATAATTTTATATTATCTTCTTATTTTATTAATTATGATTATAACTATGATGCTATATTAGGTTTAGATAGTGCTTTACCATTATATCTATTTAACTATTCCAAAGATTTATTTTTTACATATCCAACAACATTTGAAACTTGCTCCTTAGTAACAGATTCTGATCTATTTGTTAACATATGTTATAGTCTGATTCATAACTTTCAACCAGTGGCCCACATAGGATATGTTGATCAAATTTTAACATTTAAATATTTACATAAATTTAATTTTAGTATTTATAATATGAATAATGATTTATATTACAAAGAACTTTATAATAATGAATATCATACTTTACCATATAATGGTTTAAATTTTAATATTCCTAAAATAGAAGCTGTTATAGCATACTGTATTCATAAGTATACTATCTACAATAAAGATATCAAATATTTAATAGATACTTTAATTTTATCTGGAATATATAAAACTCGTCTAGTATACAATAATGTATTAATTAATCTATTAAAGCTTAATATAAACTTAAAAATAACATTAAAATCATTAATAAAAGACATTAAACGATTACAAGAACTAGAGATACAGAATCTTCCACTACAATATAGTATTATTAAACAAAGATCCTTAGAGTTATTAGAGTTTTGTTATGGATAGTAAATATACTTTTAATATTATTATTGATACTAGAGAACAAAAGCCATGGGCTTTTGCGTCTTGTAATACTATTAAGAAAAAGCTTGATACTGGAGATTATTCAATAGAGGGGCTTGAGAATATGCTTTGTATTGAGCGTAAAAATTCTGTTAGTGAAATAGCCAATAATATATCAGAACCACGTTTTAAAGATGAGTTAGATAGAATGTCCAACTATCTTTATAAATTTATATTACTAGAATTTAGTTTACAAGATGTATTAAACTATCCACGAGGATCTAATGTTCCATCAAGAGTATGGAGCAAAATTAAAATAAGGCCACCATATATTCTTAAATATTTAACCGAACTACAAACTAAATATAATATTCATGTAATTTTTTGCGACAATCCTATAGCAGCAGAAGAGATGGCTTTTTCTATTATTAAAAGAGTAAACGAGATGCATACTTATGGCAGATCATCATGAATTAGATAATGCCTGGTTAAAACTAGGCAATATTAATACTTTATCACTACCTAATAATTTAATGATTCATAGGGCTCAAAAAGATATTGAGAATCCCGATCAACATTTATTAAGAATAATGAGAAATCCTGCTAATTTTAGTATTACTGCTAGACTATTAATGGATATTGAATTGCATCCTATTCAACTAGCTATTTTAGAAGAATTTTGGAGCAGGCCATTTCCAATGTTTATTGCTAGCCGAGGTTTTGGTAAATCTTTTATACTAGCATTATATTGTACATTAAAATGTATTTTTATACCAGGAACAAAAATTGTTATAGTTGGTGCAGCATTTAGACAAAGTAAAGTTATTTTTGAATACATGGAAACTATATGGAGAAAATCATCTATTATACGGAGTATTTTTAGTGGTAATGATGATGGACCCAGACGAGATGTTGATAGATGTACCATGAGATATGGAGATAGTTGGGCTATTGCTATTCCTCTTGGCGATGGAAGTAAAATTAGAGGCTTAAGAGCACATATTATTATTGCCGACGAATTTGCATCAATATCTCCAGAAGTATATGAAACCGTGGTATCAGGATTTGCTGCTGTATCTGCCGATCCTATTGGTAATGTTAAGGCAGAAGCTAAAAAAGACTTAATGAAAGAGCTGGGTATATGGTCCGAAGAAATGGAAGAATTTCAATATAGACGCAGTAATCAAGCTATCGTAGCCGGAACAGCAGACTATTCTTTTAAACATTTTGCTGCCTACTGGGAAAGATACAAATCTATTATTCAAAGTCGTGGGGACGATAAAAAACTATCTGAATTATTTAAAGGTGAAGTTCCATCTAATTTTAATTGGAAGGACTATAGTATAGTTAGAATGCCCTACGAGCTTATACCAAAAGGCTTTATGGATGATCGACAAGTTGCTAGAGCCAAAGCTACTATTCATAGTGGCATATATAATATGGAATATGCCGCATGTTTTACAAAAGATAGTAGTGGATTTTTTCGTAGAAGTTTAATAGAAAGCTGTGTGGCTAATATTAAAAATCCTATTACAATTAATAATCAAAATATAGTATTTGATGCTAAAATAGCAGGGGATGCCGATAAAAAATATATTTATGGTATAGACCCAGCTAGCGAACAAGATAATTTTAGTATAGTAGTTATAGAAATTCATCCTAATCATAGTAGAATTGTTTATTGTTGGACCACTAATAGATCAAATTTTAAACAACGACAACAAACAGGATTAATAAACGAAAATGATTTTTATGGTTTTTGTGCTAGAAAAATTAGAAATTTAATGAAAGTATTTCCATGTGAATATATAGGAATTGATGCTCAGGGAGGAGGCGTTGCTATAGAAGAAGCTTTACACGATACTAGCAAAATTAATCCTGATGAATTGCCAATTTGGCCAATTATTGACCTAAATAAAAGCAAAGATACTGATAATAAAGCAGGATTACACATTTTACATCTAATTCAATTTGCTAGAGCAGAGTGGACTAGTCATGCTAATCATGGTCTTAGAAAAGATTTTGAAGATAAAGTATTATTATTCCCATCATTTGATAATTTAACACTAGGATTAGCCCTGGCTAATGAATCTAAAGATATAATTGGTAGTGATTTAGACCCAATTTATGATACTTTAAGCGAATGTATTCTAGAAATAGAAGAACTTAAAAATGAATTAACAACTATTGTTATGACTCAAACTAGTAATAGTTCCGGAGCTAGAGAAAGGTGGGACACCCCAGAGGTAAAGGGTTCTAATGGCAAAAGAGGAAGATTAAGAAAAGACCGATATAGTGCTTTAGTAATAGCTAATTCTATAGCACGATCCGTAAGCAGAGCTGATGCTCCAGTTTCTTATGATGTTATCGGATCAACCAAAGAGAATTATTATTCTGACACCGATAAAACCTTATACAGAGGACCGTCATGGTTCACAAATTCTGCTAATAGCGATTTATACCTTGGTATTTATAAAAAATAGTGTATTATAAAATATAAAATCTATAATCCTATTATAATAGAAATGCAATACAACTATGCCCAAAAAACAACCCGGAAAGAACAATAGTATTCCTGACGCAGATCCTAATGCCGATAAGGTTGAAGCTTATGTTACATGGGGTGATGATTTAGATTCTAAAAAAAGCGCTTTAAATGAATCTTCAGCATCTTTAAACGAATATGATGGCATTCATAGAACTACTGGTTACGCCAGATATAGTAGAGATTTTTCTAATTTAACAGACAATACATCTGGTAGACCAGGATTAACTAGATCAGACTATGACTATTTTAGGCCAAGCGAATCTGTTCCAACTCAAATAAAAAATATTATTCGTACTGCTGATATTGTTTATCAAAGAGTTGGTTTAGTAAAAAATGTTATTGATTTGATGGGTGATTTTGCAAGTCAGGGCATACGATTAGTACACAGAACCAAGAAAGTGGAGAGATTCTATCGTAATTGGTTCCAAAAGGTTCATGGACAAGAAAGATCAGAAAGATTTTTAAATAATGTTTATCGTGTTGGAAATGTAGTTATCAATAGACAAACAGCAAAAATTTCTAAAAAAACTTCTGATAATCTATATAAAGCGTCAGGCAGAGCTGATATATCATTGTATGAGGATGATATTATTATTGAAAAAAGGGAAATACCATGGAAATATACTTTTATAGATCCTTATTACGTTGACGTAATTGGTGATAGTTTATCGTCATTCGTTGGGAAAAGAATTTATGAAATTCAATTACCAGGACAATTACGCAAAACTATTAATAGTCCAAAGAATGATCTAGAAAGAAATATTATCTCACAACTACCAGAAGATATTTTACAAGCAGCCAAAAATAAAACTTCTTATGTTCTAGATGCTGATAAAACTTTAGTATTTCATTATAAAAAAGACGATTGGCAAATTTGGGCCTATCCAATGATATATGCTATTATGGACGATATAAATATTATCGAGAAGCTTAAATTAGCAGACTTAGCCGCTCTTGATGGAGCCATTTCTAATATTCGTATTTTTAAATTAGGTAGTTTAGAACATAAAATTGCTCCTACAAAAGCAGCAGCATCAAAACTATCCAATATTTTACAAAACAATGTTGGTGGTGGTACAATGGATTTAATTTGGGGGCCAGATATTGAGCTTATAGAAAGCAAAACTGCTGTTCATCAATTTCTTGGAGAAGCTAAATATACTCCACACTTAAATAGTATTTATGCTGGATTAGGAATTCCTCCAACATTAACAGGAACATACGGAGCATCAGGAACAACCAATAATTTTATTAGTCTCAAAACTTTAACACAAAGATTAGAATATGGTCGTAGAGTTCTTACAGAATTTTGGACCAGAGAGATAGAGATAGTACAAAAAGCTATGGGTTTCAAATACCCAGCAAAAATAGAATTTGATAGAATGGATTTAAGTAATGAAGATACAGAAAAAGCATTACTAATTCAATTAGCTGATCGTAATCTTATTAGTGACGAATTACTCCAAACAATCTTTGGCTTTGATCCAGATATGGAAAAGAATAGAATTAATCGTGAAAATAGAGAAAGAACATCACAAAGAAGAGTTCCCAAAGCTGGTCCTTGGAATGATCCAGAATTTGAGAATAGTCTTAAAAAGATTGTATTACAAACTGGCGTTGCTACCCCAAGTCAAGTTGGATTAGATTTAGAAACTAAGAAAAAGGGAGAAAAAACATTATACGATCTAAAAATGGAGACTGCACCTAAACCGCTAGCCAATCCTTCTTCTCTTGTTCCTACAACGAAGTTGGTAAAAGATTCGCCAGAATCTTTACCAGGAGTTCCAGGTCAGGGTAGGCCCAAAATGTCCAAAGATACCGAAAAACGTAAGACTAAAACATTTAAACCTCGTACTGGGGCCACATTAAATATCTGGGCGCAAGAAGCTCAAGATAAAATTAGCACAATTATTAACCCACTAATTTTAGAATATTTTAATAAAAAAAATCTTAGATCTTTATCGAGCGATGAATCCAAATACTTAGAAAATCTTAAAACACAAGTATTATTTTCTCTTGAGCCATTCACCACTATTGATGATAGTAAAATTACTCATCATATTAAAGCATCGGAAAATCAAGCTAAAAAACTAATATCGGGGTATGAATATTGGTTAAGATGTATAGGTAATGATCTTAATAGACCAATAACTATAGATGAACAAAAAATAATTAAATCAATATATTATTCTAATATTTATAACAACACCTAAGAGATATTATTATGCATATTTATGAACACGAATATAATGATGGCATAGCTGATAAAATATTGGCTAAAACTTCTTTAGCTTATTCGACCGAAGTTCAACTCTGCACAAAAAATGATATTAATTTTTCTAGAGCAAACTCAAATGAGTATAAAAAAACTGTAAGTAATTTTAAGGACGAAGATCTTTATTATGTTCAATCCATATTAGTATCTTCTTCATGGAATAAAAATGATGATATTTTTGATAAAAAAGAAGTTTGGGCAGCAAGATCGACTCCTGAAGATAAGCCAACAAATTTAGAACATCAAGAAGATCTTATAGTTGGTCATATAATTTCTAATTGGCCCATAGACATTGATGGTAATACTATTTCAGAAAATATTAGTATTGATAGTTTACCAGATAAATTTCATATAGTAACAGGATCCGTTATATATCGTAATTTTGTTTCTCCAGAATTAAAAAATAGATCAAATACGCTAATCGAACAGATCGAGGCTGGACAAAAATATGTAAGTATGGAATGTTTTTTCGATAATTTTGATTATGGTATTATTCATAAAAGTACTGGAGAATACAAAATATTAAAGAGAGATGATAATACATCTTACTTAACAAAACACTTAAGAGCATACGGTGGTCTTGGCGAATATGATAATTATAAAATTGGTAGAGTATTAAGAAATATAAACTTTTCTGGTAAAGGATTTGTTGATAAACCAGCTAATCCAGATAGTATTATTTTTGAAAATGATATTACTAGAAAAATTCTTAAACCTAAAAATGTCCATTTTGATAATAATAGTGTATCTAATTTAACAGAATCCCTTAACCAGGAGAACGATAAAATGAGTTTAGAAACAGACATGCAATCACCACAAAATAAAGATGAGTCAATGAGCAATTGTGCCGCTTTAATTAAAGATGTGTACAATCGTAATAATGAATTAGAAACTATGCTCAAAGATTCAGATGCAGCAATGAAGAAAATGTATAGCGAAATGCTTATTAAAGACGAAGAAGTCGCAGCTAAGGATAAGCAGCTCGAAGAATATAAAAACAAGATGCAATATGATGTAGCAGCTGCTGAAGAAGTAAAAGCCTCAGAGATTCAAACTTTAGTAGAATCTCATAACGAAGTTGTTAAGGCTAAAGATCTTGAAATTGAATCATTAAAATCTGATCTTGTTACTGCTAATGATATTCTTGATGCTTATAAAGCTAAAGAGGCAGAAATGATTAGACAACATAAAATTATGAGCAGAGTTACAGAACTTGTTCAGGCTGGTGTAGATAATTCAGTAGCAGAATCTACTGTTAGTAAATTTGAAGCACTAGATGACGAGTCATTTGCCACTATTAAATCTTTGGTACTCTCTCATATGCCGGAGTGGATTAAGCCATCAGTATCAGTTGATGCTAATAGCGAAACATCTGCCGAGGCAACTGAAGAGAAAGCCGAGTCAACTGTAACGGAAGATGTTTTAGAAACAGCCGAAGTTGAACCCGGAGTTGATCTTAGCGTTGGTAGTGAAGATGACTCAGAAGTACAAAATACTAGAGCATCACTAATAGACTTTGTATATTCTAGACTAGGCAAACCACAATTAAATAAGGGAGAATGAACATGGCGTTAAAACCAGATCGCGTTGAAAGTTTCACAGACGTTTCCTATTTCATGAACACAACTGGTGATCGAGGTGGTGTTGTTGTATTTAGCACCGGTGGCGTTGGGTCCGCTATGGACGATGCCGACGCTGTTGTTGTATATCCATCCGGCACTCCATCTGGCACATCCCCAGCTGGTGTTCTATTGAATGATGTTGTTAATCTTGATCTAACTAGACAGCACATCAATTGGCACAAAGACGAGACGCAAGTTGGCGGTAAAGTTACGCTTCTTCGCAGAGGTCAAGTAACAACAGATATGCTTGCTTCTGGTCAATCGCCAGTTGCTGGTGATGCTGCTTACTACAACGGCGAAGGAAAATTTACTACCGTTACAACCAACAGTACTAAAGTTGGCACATTCTTGAGTAGTAAAGATTCCGAAGGTTATGTTAAAGTAGACATCAATATCACCTGAAACAGGAGAAAAATATAATGGCAAATACTAGATTCGAACCGACCGAGCAGCTTACAGAACTATTAGTGCAGTCAGGCTCTGCTGAGAAAGAGAAATCTTTAGCAGCTAACAGAGAGTTTGCCAAGGCACTAGAACTTCCATTGCGACAGGCGCTACTCAATGGAGATATTCTTAATGGCATATTTGAGCCAATTAAACTTGCTCAAAGTGCTACTCCAGAATTTCCATTGGACTTTTTGGCTCCTGGTACAGAAAAAGACTTCGTAGCCTATACCATTCCAAACCACGGGTATATTCCAGAGCGTCATGTTGAGGGTGATTATGTTATGGTTCCAACATATGATATTGGAGCCAGCATCGATTATCTTCTAAAGTATGCTCGTGATGCTCGCTGGGACGTTGTTGGTCGTGCTATGGAAGTCCTAGAGGCTCAATTTGTTAAGAAGATGAACGACGACGGATGGCATACACTTCTAGCTGCTGGTGTTGATCGTAACATCGTAGTTTATGATAATGATGCTGCCGCCGGTCAGTTCACAAAGAGACTAGTTTCATTAATGAAAACAGTCATGCGTAGAAATGGTGGTGGTAACTCGGCAAGTAACAATAGAGGTATTTTAACAGATCTCTATGTTTCACCAGAAGCTATGGAAGATATCAGAAACTGGGGTATTGATCAGGTTGACGAAATCACTCGTCGTGAGATTTATACCGCTGCTGATGGTACTCTTAATAGAGTTTTCGGTATTAATCTACACGACCTAGATGAACTTGGCGTTGGTCAAGAATACCAAGAGTTTTATGACAATGTATTAAGCGGCACACTTCCTGGTTCAGATACTGAGCTTGTAGTTGGTCTTGATCTTCGCAAGAGAGACAGCTTCATTATGCCAGTTCGTCAAGAAGTTCAGATTTTTGAGGATGATACTCTTCATCGTCAAAAGCGCGCAGGCTTCTATGGTTGGAGTGAGCAAGGCTTTGCGGTTCTTGATAACCGTAGAGTTCTACTTGGATCCCTCTGATCTAATACTGTCATTAGTTTATGAAATGAATAGGGCTGGCTTTATGCCAGCCTTATTTTTTATATATTATTGATACCAGTGTGGTGTAATTAATAATAGTTTTATAACACAACTATCTTTCTAAGGATTCAACTATGTCCTGGCAATCAGAAATTCCCGTGATTGTTCGTACGCTTATTAATGATTTAGACACAGATAATCCAACATATACTGATGATAGACTATTACAAATTATTACTGTAGCAGCTAAATTTGTACAATTTGACATTGTATTGGATCAGAATTATATTGTTGATGTGGTTGATAAAACAATATCACCAGATCCTACTGTTACTAACGATAGCATATTTATTAGTCTAGTTGGACTAAAATCTGCTTGTATTATTGATCAAAGTACGCTAAGAACCAAAGCAGCATTAGAGGGTATTAGAGCAGCTCTTGGACCAGCCCAATTGTCTATTGCTGGTAGTTTGGCCGGATTTGATCTTATCATAGATAAAGGCC